ATTCGGGCCGGAAAGCTTTCGCTGGGCGGAAGCGGCGGTCCGGGACAATCCGGGCAAATGCCAGCCCCGATCTGGGCACCTCAGGTCAGGGCACTGGACGGAAAGAGCGTGGCGAAAGTCCTCAAGAACCGCCGCACGCTGAAACAAATGGCCAAGGCTTACGGCAACTATATGGCTCTGAACCCGTCCTCCCGCGGCGCTTATTGAGATTTCTCCATGCCCGATTTCCCGATGTTTCCAAGCCTTCCGGGCCTGGTGCAGACCAAGCGCACGTCGTCGGTTCAGACGACGAGGCTGCAGTCGCGCACCGGCAGACGGTTCGCGCAGCCGGTCTGGCCCTATCCGCTCTACCAGTATGAGGTAGACCTCGCGTTTCTGCGCGGCAACAGCACCTATCAGGAATGGCAGACATTCCAGGGTTTCTGGAACACGGTGATGACGACGCCAGGCCAATTATTCGTTTTCGTCGATAAGGACGATTGCACGGTTACGAACCAACTCATCGGCATCGGAGATGGTGTTCGAAACATTTGGCAGGCCATGCGTTCTGTTGGTGGGTTTTTCGAACCGGTTACGGCCGTTCTGACGAACGTCGATGATGCCGGGACTATCGTCGATTGCGGGCTTGTGACCGACAGTGTCACGGTCGTTGACGATGCTGGCAGTGTCGCCGATCCCGTCGATCTGATCGATGACGACGGCGGAATTTCCTTGACGCATTTCTATGTGGATGGCGTTGAAGTCGATGTCACGGTCTTTGCTTCCGGTTCATTGCAGTTCGCGTCACCACCATCGGAAGGCGCCACGATTTCCTGGGATGGCAAGTTCGGCTGGCTGTGTCAGTTCGATGAAGACGACGCCGAGTTCGATAGAGACCTACCCAATATCTACGAAGTCCAACAGCTCACCTTCACCACGGCGAGACCAAACGCATGACGACGATACAGAGGCAGCTTCGGCGCGGCACGACCTCCCAGATCGGGGCGATGACGCCAGCCGTGGGAGAACTGATCTATGACACGGCTAGAAAGGGTTTGGCTGTCGGTGACGGAGCGACCGCTGGCGGTCATGTCGTTGTTTATGGATATGAAGAGGGAACGTTCACGCCCGCTTTGGAATTCAGCGGCAGTGCTGTTGGCCTCACATATTCATCTAGGAGCGCTTCTTACACCAAAATCGGAAATCGGATTCTTGCCGAAATCAACATCAATCTCACCAGCAAGGGAAGTTCGACAGGATCGGCCAAAATCACCGGGTTGCCCTTCGCGCTAAATGGACCACCTTTTTCCATCGCGAATGTTTGGGTGTTTGCGATGGGCTCCGGCATCTCCAGTCCGGCAGGATGGTTGGAACCATCCACGAGCCTGATCAATCTGACCAATCTATCGGCTGGCGGCATCGCAGCTATAGCCGACACCGATTTCACGGATACGTCGCAGTTATTCCTGACCATCAGCTATCGCATTTGATCATGAAAACGCCTTGGTACGAGACATCGCCCGGCGCGACGGCTCAGCTATTGCTGACCGATCATTTTGTCGAGTGCGATCTTTACACGCTCACACCCAAGGTCGGTGGTGTGATCCGCTGGGCGGACAATCTGTGGCCTGTGAAGATTCCTTCGCCCGCTACGACGTGGGACGCGAAAGGCGCGGACTTCATCCAGATCGATGACGATGACGCGCAAGGCCATTGGTCATGTGGCACCGATGTCGATACCTGGCAGTTCCTGATGGGTGTCAGAAGTATCGATCCCTACACCGATCAGGAATGGCCACTCAGGATCGGCGACGTACCTATTCTGCTCGCGCTGCGCGGTGGTGCGCTCAACGGATGTGACGTGCAGGTCGATACCGCCGTGTTTCCGGCGTGGCCGACCGGCGGGGAGTACCCGCAATACCTTTCGCCCACTGGCGTCGTGACAATGTTCGCGGGCGAGATGGCTGAGATCGATCTGGGCGAGACCACGATTGCGTTCTCGGTCAATAGTCTGATGGACAGGTTCAACCGGCAGATGCCGAGAAATGTCTATCAGGCCGGCTGCCGCAAAACGCTCTATGACGTGGCCTGCACCTTGAACAAGGACAGTTTCTCGGTCACTGGCGAGATCGAAGCCGGAAGTACGCAAGGAATCATAAAGTCGAGTGTGTTGGCACCGCCGGGCAGTGGAACGCTCGCGCTGGGGCGCATCGTGATGACGAGCGGACAGAACGCCGGGTATGGGCGCACGGTGCGCAGTGCCACCGTTGGGAGCCCCGGCACTTACAAGCTGATCGCGCCGTTCTTCTATCCCATAGAGGAAGGCGATACCTTCATTGCCTACGCCGGGTGCGACAAGCTTAAGGCGACCTGCAACTTATTCGGCAACGGACTGAACTTCGGCGGCGAGCGCACGATCCCAGCCCCGGAGACCGCGATATGACCGAGGCAGAGGGCAGGGCAGAGGTTATTCGCGTGGCCTACGAATGGCTGGGCACGCCGTTTGCCGATTGTGGCCGCGTGAAGGGCAAGAACGGTGGCGTGGATTGCGCCCAGTTCGCGTTCTGTGTCTACCGCGAGGTTAAGCTGATCGATGCCGCGCTCTATAGAGAAGCACCGAAATACCCAAGCGATTGGTTTCTGCATCGCGATGAGGACAAGCTGCTCGAAATCGTGCGGCGCTTTGCGCGTGAGACCAGTAATCCCAAACCAGCCGATCTCGCACTGTGGAAGTTTGGCCGCACTTATAGCCACGTCGCCATCATGTTGGATCGACCCAACATCATCCATGCCGATGTCGAGGCCGGCGAGGTGATCCTCGGCTACGAGAATGGCGGAAGGCTCGCCAACAGAACGCCGATATTCTTTTCCAGGTGGTAGATGTCCATTTTCGGTGGCGGCGCGTCTCGGGTCAATCAACCCAAGCCCGAGACAGCGCTTCGCGTCAACACGGCCGTATATGGATTGGTCAGGCCTTTTGGGGCTGGCCAGCGTCGGTTGCCGTGGAATCTGATCTGGGTAGGTGATTTTAAATCGCAAGCGCACTCCCAGGGCGGCAAGGGCGGCCCGCTCACAGGCGGTAAAGGCGGCGGCAAAGGTGGCGGGACCACTTACACTTACTCCGCAGCCGTCGCGGGCGGCGTCTGTGAAGGCCCGGTCAGCGCAATTGGCCCGACTTGCTGGGATACGGACGGCACGCAGTTTCAGCTTTCGAGCAAAAACCTTACGGCTTTTACGGGGTCGTATTCGCAATCGGCGTGGAGCTATCTCACTTCCAAGCATCCGGCAGACGCAGATACCTTTCGGGGGCTCGGCTATATGGCGGCAGGACCGATGCAACTCGGTTCGTCCAATCTGTTTCCCAATATCACAGTCGAAACCACCTTTGCGATCCATGGCGCAGCGTCTGGTTGGATTGACGCACATCCGAAGGATCACTTCCTCGATTACCTGACGAATCCGTATTACGGGCTTGGCTTCCCCGAAAGTCGCCTCGATACATCGCTCACGCAATGGTTCAACTATTGCAAAGCTGCCAGCATCTTCATCAGCCCTGCCTATCTGACGGCGCAAACCGCCAGTCAGCACATGCAGGACATGATGGAGATCACCAACAGCGAGTTGGTGTGGGATGGTGCAAAGCTCACCGTCGTTCCGTATGGCGATCAATCGATCACGGGAAACGGCGTTACCTACAGCCCCCCAACTCAGCCGCTCTACAGCATCGGTGACGACGACATTCTGCCAAACCAAGGCGCGTCCTCGTCGTCTATATCCAGTGCGGAGACCAGCGACCCGGTCGTAATAACGATAAAGCCGAACAGCCAGTCCAAGAACATTATCAAGGTTCAGTTCAACGAGCGGGTTAACAATTACAATCCGCAGGTCGTCGATGCAAAGGACGATGCTGACATTGCGATGAATGGGGAGAAGCCCGCTGATCTTAAGACCTACGATGCCATTTGCGTTCGCAGCGTTGCCAGCACTGTCGCCCACAATCTTCTTGGTCGGGAAACGTTTTTGAACGAACCGTTCTTCACGGTTGGCCCCAAATACAAGTTGCTTACCCCAATGAGTATTGTGGAGGTGAACGCCCCTAAGTTGGGTATGATCAATCAGTGGGTCCGCATCAAGGAAATAACGCGAAACGGTGACAAATCGTTTTCGCTTCAGTGTGAGGAATATCAGAACGGGGCGGGGCATACGCCAGTCTTCGGTTCGGAAGCCGGGGCCGGTTACAACCCGAACTCCAATGTCGATCCAGGTGATGCCTCGGCGCCGATCTTGATCAATCCGCCATCAATGCTCACCGCGGGGGCGCTCGAAGCTTGGATCGCGGTAGCAGGCACCGATCCGAACTGGGGCGGCTGCGAAGTTCATATCAGTTTCGATGGCAGCAGCTATTCCAAGGTCGGCCAAATCAACGGTGCAGCGCGTTACGGCGAATTGGAAACCGCACTGGCCTCCGGCAGCGATCCCGACACGGTCAATTCGTTCGAAGTCGATTTGAGCGCGAGCCTTGGTCAACTCACTGGCGGCTCTCAAGCAGATGTAGACGCCTTCGCAACTCTGGCCATCGTTGATGACGAACTGATCGCCTATCGCGATGTCTCGTTGCTCTCGACCTACGAATTCGACGTTTCATATCTGCGGCGCGGCGCCTATGGCACGGCCATAGCATCGCATTCGATTGGCGCATCGTTCGTTCGGCTGGATGAACGCATTTTCAAGCTTGCATATACT